TATTGTCTCCAGCATTGGTTGATGAACTGTCTGTTCCATTTAGAACAAGGTTTCCTAATCCGTCCTCAAGTGCAATATCGCCTGTTGTTCGTGTTCGTATCTCTGATGAATGCACTATCGGTAATCCACCTACAGAACTCACACTTGTATTTAGTGTCCAGTTATCAATCGGTATCTGACCCTCACTTGGTATTTTGTTTGTTGTTTCTAATGCGATTGCAGTGTGTATCTCTTCATCACTTTCAAAAAGTAGAGCTCGACCAGCATCTGTTGAGTCTGAGTCAATACCATCTAATAATATAATATCACCATCGCCTTGTTCAAGTAATATTCTATCAGTTCTAGTAAAAGAATGTAAACCACTCGTTGCTTGACCAGCATCATATAATATTCTACCACCAGACTCACCCTCAAGTAATAAATGTTCTATCACACTATTTGATGAGAACTCCTCTTCAATAATACTACCAGAGAGCTCCAGAGTAAATCTATTATTCTCAGTTGTTTCTTGAACTAAGTATTCGTCTGCGTTTGCAGAGTCTTGATCTGTTCCATCTAATAGTATTTGACCAAAGTTTTCAAGTAGTATACCAACATTCTCTGCTACATTTGCATTGTTTTGATCTGTAACTCCAGAGCCTGTGAGTTTTATAAACTCTGACTCTTCAAGTTCAAGTCGTCCACCACCCTCTAATAATAGTTGATTACTCTCTGCGTTACCATCTACATTGTCTTCTAATAATATGACTTGTGCAAAATGAAAAGCAGAGTCAGTATTATCACCTTGTTCTAGTATGAGTTTATTCGGTCTAAGTATCTCTTCAAATCTAAGAGTTCCAAAGTCTTGAAATGTAAGTGTCTCTGTGTCACTATGATGATCTTCTAACACTAAGTTTTCATTTTCATCAACGACAAATCCTACTGGAAATGCAAACCTGTCTGCTTCTGCAAGAACTACACCACCCCTCTCAAGTAATAGTCTATCTTTTAGTCCAGATGTTACAAATCCAGAATCTTCATTAAGAACTCTATTTCCGTCTTCCATCAAAATGTTACTACCAGTTTCTAAAATAATATGATCTAAATCTTCATCACCCTCAAGTATTATTGGAACTTCACCCTCGTTGAGTGGTGAATGTCCATCTAATTTTATTACACCACTTTCAAAAGAACCAGCCGTTGAGTTCTCTAGTTGTAGTAAGTTTGATGACCTACCAAATGGTGTGTTTGCAAGATAGATGAATAGATTTCGTGTAACTCTTGGTGTTGGTCTTGTGGTGAGTTTCGTGACGATTTGTTTGACTGCAAGTTTCTCTGACTTACCGCCTGGTGCAAACGAACTCTCAGACATCATACGTCCACCTAGACTTTGTACCTCAATATCTGAGTTACCCTCAAACAAGATTGAGTCACCAGTGACATGAAAACCATCCTCAAGACTTATTGTGCTATTATCCTCAAGTAATATGTTTTCAAACTCATCCTCAAATGAACCAGACTCTAAGTCAAGTTTACCACCCTCATCTGCAAACCCAGCTGCACTTGAGTCAAGAATGATATATGCAGTGTCATATCCATAACCACTTGGTTGTAAACTATCCTCTAAGATTATTGAAACATCTGATGGTGTTGTTGAACCTGTGGAAGATGATGACGCATCTAACACTAACTTATCACCACCAATCACACCATCTTCAAATATTATCTGGTCATCAAAACTACCTATCTCATATTTCTGTGAACCCATTCTTGTAAGAATATTCTGGTCAAAGATTGTTTCAAAAGTAGATGCAAGTATTGGTGAGAACCTACCATCACCAATAAAACTCTGCACACCTGTTCCAGTATTTGTGACTGCAACTGAGACCAAGTTTGCGATAGACACTTTACCAAATGGTCTAAACCCAGCTGGGTGAACAGACTTCTTCAGTTCGTTCACATAGTCAGAAAAAGCTGCACCAACTTGAACCTCATAAGAGTAATCTTGATAATATAAAGAATCTTGTATTCTGTTTAGGTCTTCACCTAACAAACTTCGTATACCAGAATACGCACCGACAGTTGTTGCTGTTGTTCTTACTGTACTGGTTGCAGTTGCAATATCTGCCTTTACGATAGTACCACTAGCACCACTCGAATCAGTTATGGTGACATTTTTATTACTAAAGTCAATGGGACTTTCATTTATAATATTATCACCAGCATCAGTGGAGTCTGAGTCTGTACCATCAAGAACAACGTCACCATCTCCAGTTTCATCTTCAAATAATAGTTTACTTGCACCATCTGTTCCATCTGCGTCTGTGCCGTCCAGTATTATGCTTCTACCAGCATTCTCTGTTGCAAGTTGTTCATTCTCTCCTAGACCATCTGAGTTGATTCCATCTAATAATAACTTACCATTTAAGTCAACCTCACGCACACGATCTATCAGAACTTTACCACCCACATCTTGTATAAAAGATGGTGTTCCAGTTATCTCTGGAGATGAAATTCTAAAAATATCATCATCCCCTATTAGGGGTTGACAACCTAATGCTGCGATTGATGGTGGAAATCTAGTTTGGATAGTCCTATTACGACCCAGTTGTTCTATGGCTCTTTCCTGTTGTTGAAAAGATGACACTTCAAGTAACACAGAACCTCCAAAATCAGTTGATGTGGTTATGTCCACTCTACCATCTAAGTTGGACTGAAAACCAAAGAAAAGATTAAAAACATCTTCCGTTAGTAATTGATTACCATCCTCTAATAGAATACTAAAGTTACCAGTAGAGTTTAGTTCGTCCTCTAGTATTATTTGAGAGTCTCTGGTAACAGTTGTTTCGTATCGTATGAAACCATTGCCTAAAGAGTCTTCTAATACAAGATTAGATATACTTACTGCACTACCATCTAAGAGTAGATTACTGTTTTCATCTTTGACAAAAGATACAACCTCTCTTGTCTCTATTCTACCACCCATACCAGAGTGATTCTTACAATAGTAGAAAAGTGGATTAGGTGCAGTTCCAGATGCAACTACTATTTGTAAAAATGCACCTGTAGTTCCAGCTTCAACATATGATGCAGATTTTGTTACACCTGTCGTATACTCTGTGCCACTACCATGTGTTCCATCAGAGGTCGTTGATAACTGAAATACATGAGCATTTGTGCTGACTGTGTTGTATAATGAACTATGTGATAAATCGAAATAATGTGTGTCACCCTCAGTGAAACGTAGCGTGGGTTGTACAACTCCATCTATTTGATATACATTATTACCAGCGGCAGTTCTAACAACCTTCACAATATGTCGAATAAATTTTGCAGATGGTGTTACAATCTCAGTTCCCTCTAGAACTATATTGTCATCTTCCTCTGTTTCTATATCCTGTTCATCCTCAAGTTGTATCCCCTCAACAATAGTATTGTCACTTACAACAGTTCCATCCTCTAATTCTATACCCTCATTGAAAGTTCCATCTTGTTCTTGTTCAACTCTTACCACATTCTCAAAAGTTGTTTCAAGTATGTTAGTATCACTATTAAAACTCTTTACTGTTCCAACGTGTGTTGTAAGTGTGTTTGTGTTTTCAAAAGTCCCTGTCACATCTTTGAGAACAAAGTGAGCTCTTGCAGTTAAGTCTGGTGGATTGGATGATGTATAATTAAAACCAGAATCATCAACACTCAAAGAGTCTATTGCTCCAATATCATCTGTCACTGCTAGAAGTGATGCACCTGTTCCTGTGGTTGTTGTTATCGTTACATTTGGTAAATCAGAGTAACCCTTTCCACCATTTGATACATGAACTTTTTGTATCGCACCAGCTTCTGATGCACTAAAAGTACCAAACTCTAAAACGATTTGATCATTATCTGTTCTATGTGTATCTAATTGTTCAAAGTCCAAACCTATTTCGGTGATGATCTGGTGACCAGCATCTGTTGATGAACTATCAGTCCCATCTAATACTAATGAGTCAGTGCTTTCAGCCGTTACAGTTATGAGTGCGTTGTCTATGGGTGCTGTAGTAAATGTTAAAGTTTGACCCACAAGAGAGTAAAATGTATCTCCTGTGCGAGTTGTGGTTTCAACTTTTCCATTATTGACCCTTACTATCACATTATTATCATTACTTGCGTTTACGTTTGTCAGAGAGAATACAGTCGTATCACCATCACCAAAAAATGTATCAGACTCTATTGTTTCTAATGCAATACTAAAAGGTTCTAAGTGTGTTGTTGATCCACTTTCTAAAATCAAAGAGTCATCAGTCAATGATAAATCATCCAGTGTTCCAGACTCTAACTGTATACCACCACCAACCATACTCACAAAACCACTCGCACTTACAGTCCTATCTGTATCTGCACTTACTGGGGTAAATGTTAGTGTATCACCAACCTCATATTTAGAACCAACATCATCAACTTCAACACCACTTATTGAACCAAGTTTAATTTTATTAACCACAACTTCAGCAGATTGATTACCGATTGCTTCAACAGTAAGTGTTTCGTTGTTTGAGTGGAGTATTCCATCGTTTACTACTGTTGCATCACTTACTATACCTCTAACTGTAAAGCCAACAGAAACGTCCCTTGTTGTTGAGTTTGCAGTTGCTCTTTCACCATCAATAAATGTTCCGACAGGACTTGCAAGTCTTAGTTCTGATATTGACTGTCCACCTTGCACCACAGTAACAGCAGACTCGACTGTTGCACTTGCACCAGAGGTAACACCAGTTATCAGTTGATTAACCACCTCATCACCCAGAACACCAAAGTCTGGTGCAGTTCTTAAAATCGTTTGTTGACCAAAGTTACCATCCGACACTTTCATCATAAACTGGTTTGGGTATAAAATACTTGGTTCTTCACCTAAGAATATTTTCATGAACAGTTTGGTTGCCTCAGATGTACCTTTGGCTGCGTACAAATCTTTTATGTTTTTGATAAGATTTCTTTTTGATACACCAGATGCGAGAGTGCTTGGTATGGCATTCATAAAAGATTTTCTGAATTGTTCTAGAAAATCAAAGATAGTGTTATCTACGTTTGCATACTCTAACAGTTGTTGAATATTCTGAACAGGGTTTGCACGATACTCAGATACAGTTGCAGTCGAACCAGAGGTTGCACCTGTAATAACCTCTCCTGTGACAAACTTTTGTTGTGATGTGACATAGATGTATTTGTTTCTTGTGTCATCAACCAACACAGTTGCAGTTGCATTAGATGTTCCACCAGTTATCGTTTCACCCTCTACAAACTGACCAAGAGTTCCCTCACCAATCTCTGTAACAATCCTCTCACCATCTGTTTCATCTAACACATAGGAAACAGTCGTAGTTTCTAGTTGAATATAGTTGATGGTTGTTGAAAGTGTGATACGACCAGCTTCAAGAAACTGATAGTAGTCTTTTAAAAATTTTACAAATAAAGAATGATCAGACTCAACAAACTCAGGCAGTTGGCCTGGTATGAGTGAGGAAACCTTAGTTAAAAGTTTTGAATCATTCTTTGACATTTACCTAGTAACTCGAACTTGTTGCAGTAGATGATGTGGTTGCGACTGTTGTAGTGGTGGTTGTTGCAGTTCCAGTTGTTGAACCAGCACCACCAGTTGTGGTGACAGTGTAACCTCTACCAGTCGTTGCAGTTTGGTCTACTGTTCCAACAACACTTGTATTCACAGTATCTATCTCTAGTAGTTGATTTCTTACAGGTATGACATCATTTGAGTCTGGTAGAACTGTTAAACGAAACTGTGTTGACGCAGAGCCATCTACATTTGAAACACTTGTGATGAGAATAGAGTTGATTTTAATTATACCATTCTCATAATCAACTGTGCCTGCTTGACTATCAAAGTAAGTTCTAACACCAGCAACCAGAGAGTATATTCTTAGATTACCTTGACCATCATCATCAAAGAAATATTCTGTTGACGCATTATCTATGAAAAATCCTGTTGACGCAATAATAGTTGAATGACCAGAGTGTGGATTAAAAAATGCATTGTTAAAGTTAAGTGTGTATGCAGTTGATGTCGTTGTGATTGGTGTGACAAATCTTGCAAGTGTTACAGTGGTAATATTACTTAGTATTGCAGTGTCAGTTTGATCAATCAATCCTGTAAGTTTTGAGTATCTAAATGGTCTGTTGAAATCTTCCAAATCTGTATCCGTATAATTTTGTATCGTTGTGTTTACCAAAGTTTCTAACTCAGTTTTTTCTTTTGTGGTAGATGTGGAGTCATAGTTAAAAGTAACATTGAGTATTATGAAAGTTGTTTCTGGGTCAACAATGACAGGAGTGACAGATGCTACTTTGAACTTTGCAAAATCACTTACAAGTTGAGATTTTTGTGCGTCTGATAGATTCAGTCCTGTTGAACTTTTAATCGATATAAAAACTTTACCATACTCTGGTACAGATGATACTCCAGTTGATGGGTCGAAACTTCCATCCTCTCCACCAAAGACTGAAACAGCTTGTGTGTTTGGAAATAGTTTTTTTGCGTACACAGCATAGTCATCAGCTGTTACTGCACGACCTTGTGAAGCAAAGTCTAATGGTGCTTGTAGTTTGATCGAGTTTAGACTTTCTGGTTCCGCACCACCAGATGCGTTTGTAACTGTAACAATTCCGATATCACTCACACCATCAATTGTTGATGGTGCAGAAAAAGATGATGCACCGTTGGCTGCAGTTTTATTCGTAACAACATATTCCAGTATAACAATATTCCCATCTGATAGTCCTCTACTTACAACACCATCACCAAAGTAAACCTCAAAACGACCACCATCAACCTCTTGTAAATAATAGACAGTGCTTGTGGATGACAATTGTGTAATGTCTGTGGCTTTAGTATATGTCGTGGTGGTTGAGTCAGATGCAGAATTTTGCACCTTCACTGTGAGTGTTGAAGTATCTGCACGACTATCCCCTAAAATATATCTTTGTTCAATATCTGATGTATCAACAAGGTATTTTGTAGTAACATATGTTCCCTCATATATTTGTGTTGAGTCAAATGAAACCACCCCACCATTATTCGTTGATGTAATATCTGCAATCGTAACAAACTGGTAACTGACATCATCTATCGTTGATGTAAATGCAGTTCCTGCTGGCATTGTTTTTGTTGAACTTGAGGTTGTCAATGATACATTTATAGTTGCATTAGGTGCTCTTGCAGATGTGACCTCATACCCTAATGTTTTTGCATGGGAAACTATACTTGACCTCAAAGATGCACTATCAAGAAACATTTCGTTTGCTAACATATTTGCATTAAACCCCAGATAATGAGTATTGTATGCAAGAGTGTCTAATAGAATATTCATACCAGAACCTTCAAAGTCATAGTCTTTAAACTCTGTTTGTCCTTTGAGAAAAACTTTGAGATTGTCTTTTACGTCATCAAAATCAAATTCAGTGATACTAAGTCTTTTTTCGTTTACAGCCATTATCGTAATCTTTCTAACATGATGGATAGATCCACTATTTCGGTAGGAGTGTTTATCACATAAAATTCTACTGATATCTCATAAGCATTACGATCCAAATCTGGTAAAGTACGAACTGATACTAAACGAGCTCTAGGTTCAAAATTATTAATTACATCCTCAACCTTTCTTGCAATTGTTTGTGCAACAAGTGGTGACATTGGTTCAAATAACATCTCTCTCACACCACCAGCGATCTCTGGGTGAAAGGGTTTTTCATAAGTGTTTAGTTGTACCAAATTACGAATAGATCTTTTTACAGCTTGTATGTCAGTAATTTTTTGAATATCACTATCAGAATTTTTCTTCCCAAAAAATAAATCTAAATCTGAGTATTGTCTGATTGTTCTATCTGTCTGATCTATTGATTGTGCATCATACACTGCCATTTATAGACTCCTAATTTTATATTATTTATAACCAAAAGGTTAACCGAAAGTATAACCTAAACTTCTTAATGTTGGTCTTGCCCAACCATACACAGAGAATCTAGTTGTGTCTGGCCCCCAAGATTGTGTTGCACCTCTGGTATCAATATGAATAAAGTTTCTTTTTGATTTTGCAGACGGAAAGTAAACACCGATACCATTAAATCCAGCTGCCTTTGCTTCTTTCATAAATATCAATTGTTCTTGTCTTGTTATATTATCCATCAGAACATCAAGAGCTTGTCCTGTTTTGTGTCTACTCAATTTAACACCACCAGATAGTTCATTCGATGATGGTGATCTAAAAGCACTACTAATAGATAATCTGTAGAGAGGTTTATTCCATGCGACCCTCAGTCTTTTTACAAGATTTTCTGCGGCTGTACCTGTGCTTGGATTAATTCTTGGGTCTGTGCCTGGGAGAAAATTGAGTAGTTCATCCTCATCAAATCCATATTGTTTTGTGTATGGTTTGAATCCAGCAGAATTTACAACATTATTATCATTATAGTTTTTATTTTTATCATAATCAGTTCTAGGTGCGATTGTTCCTGTGGGGGTTGTACCAGAAACATTTGATGCAACATCATCTGCACCCTCATCCTCTGTCCCATCATTCTGGTCTGGGTCACCACCTAGTTCTATTTCTTTTGGTCTGTTTCTCAATATCGCATCTGCATAAAACTCATCCGTCACAGTTGTTATACCTGTTTCAGACTTTAGTTCTTCAAGTCTATTTCCAACAGCAGTTAGATTGTCATCTGGTGTTAATAATAATTCGTTTGCGATAGTTGGTAGTGTGATACTCGCAGAACTTGGTGATGTAACAGATGGAGAAAGTGCGTGTGCATCAGCTGCTCCAACAGTGATCTTTGGAAGATTTGATGAACCAGCATTTAGTTGATAGTCCGTTGCGTCAATATCCATAGATGCAGTATCCATGTTTATAATTGCACTTTTAATATTTACAGATGTAGAACTATCAAGATTAAATGTTGTTGCAGTGATATTAGATGTAGTTGAGTCAAAATTCAGTGTGGTAGTTTCTATATCAATTGTTGGTGTATTGATTGTAATCTGTCCTAAGTTTTCTACATCAGTTGGATCATTACCAACATCTATATTATATGTCCCTGTAATATTAGATTGAAACCCACCAGCAAACACCTCTGTAACTTTACCCTTCACATCAGTTGAAAACTTATCTCCATATATCTCTGTTACCTCACCATCAACTGAAGTTGTCTTTTTACCATTTTTGATTATCTGTTCAACAAACCCCTCATCTGGATCATCATTACAAAGAATGGTTTCTTTCTTATTACCTTTGACATAGATTTCCATATCACCATCAACTCGTAAGTCATAATTACCCAAAACATAGGTGCTACAATTAGAACCAATCGTTAGATTAACATGACCATCAACATATGCGTAATCTGAACCAGCAACGATGCGATACCCATCACCAACTATCTTAACTGTTCTTGTTCCACTACCATTTATCTCATAGTATGTCCCAGATGTTCCATGCAACTCTTGTATTCTTTCCTCGCCTGGAGTATCATCAAACTCTTTTATATGACCACTCTCAGTTTCAAAAACATGATTGTAAGGATATGCGGCTGCGTATGGAGAAACTTTCTCACCGAATGGAGCACCGCCTGGAACTGGAACATCTGTAAAACCATTTCCAACTTGTGTATCTGTGTTTAGTCTGTGAGAACTTTTATCAATTTGAGATTTATGTATGAACTGTGGTTCACTTCGTGCGAGACGACTAACATCGGACTCGTTAAGTAAATCTGATTTAGGATAAGGCCCATAGTTTCCAGCCTCATCAGAGGTTCTTGGATCATTAAAACCTTTTGATGTGTTTGGTGATTCGTCTGGAACACCAGGCAGTGTTCCGATAATTACAGGTTGTTGTTTATCCTCTGCATCCATGAAGAAACCAACCACCCATGTGCCTTCCACCATAAATGTTGGAGTATTACCCATACCATTCATAGATGGGTCTGTCACAGGGTGCATAACATGAGCCCAAGGTAAGTCTGCTGTTGGTATTTTCGTTTTGTCGTCTGTGTGATGTCCTACACAACGCACTCTCACACGACCAAGTTTTGATGGATCGTTTCTATCCTCTACGACTCCAGTAAACCAGATGAACCCATCTATACCCATAAAGTTCTGCATGAAATAAACTCCTTACAGAGTTATTTATTACTTCTTTTTGAATGAGTCGTTAAGTGAATCAACTACGGAGTCTATGTTTGGTTCTTGACCATGTGGCTCATACTTACATTGATACTCAATCGGACACTGGCCTTCAACAACTAACTGATAAGTATCGTTTGCACCTTTGTACAAACAAACCTGTTGTCCACTCTTTGCTTGTACTCGTTTGTATCTGCGACAAGTAATAAACTTTGGGTCTTCACGTTTACCTAATCTCTTTTCTTGTTCCCAAGTCCAATCACTAAACTTCTTGAGAAAACAGGTAAAACATTGTATGATGTTGTCTGGTTGTTTTTCTGGTAGAACTGGTTGTGCAAAGATGATAAGATATACGACTACCCAAGCAAGAATATTAATCTTCTTGAGTAAAGATAGCGTTGTAGTTTTTTCGTACATACTTTGTATTCAGTTTGTTTAGATACCAG